ATTTTGGTAATTTCGTAAAATCTAGTATTGCTTGTTCCATATTTTGCCTTTTTATCTTAGGCCTCTAATTGTATTTGAGCCTGGTTGTAGTTTTTGGATAATTTCTTGTGAAGATTTACCCATGTTTAACATTTGATTTATTCTATCCATCCAAACTTGTGATTTAAATAACATTGGATGTTTTTGTAAGTAATCATTTAAGCGTTTAACTTCTAAAGTTTGTTGATCGGTATATTTAGAATTTGCAGAAATATTTTTTATTTCTTCAATTAATTTTTTAATAGTTGGGTCATATACTTTTGTTCTTTGTCCTATTTCTTCAGCTTCATAAGCTTGTTTTATTGCTGTGCTGTTATTAACAGCAGTTTGAGATTCGGCTTGTGCAACCTGTACTGGTGTTATGGCTTGTGTTTGTGCAGCTTGCGCTGAGGAAGCTTGGGCAGCTGCATTCATCTGCGCAATTGAGGCTGGAAGGGTAGCCGCGTCTTTTGTTCCTTTAGCTAGATTAGAAATATTTGTTAATGCGGCTCCGCCGACATCTTGATTTTGTGCCGCTACGCCGGATGCAGATGCGCCGCCCGGGGATTGTGCGCCACCTTGTGAAAAAGCAAGCATTGGATTTAATCCTGCTAATTTCATATCTGCCATTCCTCTTTGATAGCTTGAGTTTGCCATTCTTTCTTGAAATGCCATTTGTTTATCGGCAGATGCTTGAGAAAAGTTCATGGCGTTTTGTGCAGAGGCTTGATTTGCACTGTTTGCTTCTGCAGCAGATGTGCCTGTAAGTCCACCAAGGATATTGGTAAACATTTCTATTGGAGCAGTAAATGGTTTTGTTACAATGTCGAGTATAGACATTTGTATCCTTTCTTTTCCGTGCGGAGAGGTTTTTAGCCTCTCCGCGAAGCGGAAAAATTTTTTTTTGTTTTTTAGAAGTGATCAATGTAGCCCGGTACAGAATATGTAGGCATTGGTCTAGTTGATTTTAGATTAAAGAACATATCCACTATGAATTGAGGATAAGGTGCTGCAACAGCTAATACCCTTTCAAAAGGGGTATTTTGTGAAATGAATGTACTGTTTAATGCAGGAAGAGTAGCAAAGTCTTCTGCTAAATGCCAAATATCTATTGTATCTGGAGAATCGCTTCTGAAATATGATGTGATTTCACTTGGCTTGTATCTGTATTCGGCGTAACGTTCTTGATATCCAAAAATTGAGTCATCCTGAGTCGTATTTTGTGTTTTAATTTCGCGATTATATACAGGCTGTTCACCGAGATGAGCAAAAGCTGGCCAGTAAAAATCATATCTAGTTCGTCTTGACCAGTGTTTTAAGAGTCCTTGTTGATAGTTTTGATCGGCTCTAATATTCATTAATCCGATGATGTAGCCATGTTCTACAAATGAATGAGTGAATCCAACTCCAGAATGAGAGAAGGTTGCATAAGATGCAAGGCCGGCTTGAGGTTGGGCATTATATTCAGAAGCACCAGCAGTGTTAGGCACCGGGTTAACGTTAATACGAGTAGAACCACGACCAATAAGCTCAGGACGCTGAAGCCTAAAGTCAGGGGATACAGTTTCGAAATGGCTTTTAATAATTTCAACATAACGTGTACCACCTCGTGCATCTCTTTCTAGTAATTTTTGGATTTGAAAGGCTTCTCTTATTGCGTTGATAGTTGCTGCTGTAGCTGTTGAAAGATCGGCATAAAGTGAATTTGCTTGTGTACCGACATTTGCAGATTGATAAAGATAAGTACCATCAGCGCGCATATTATTATAACCAGAAGTTGCTGTTGAATATATAGAATAATTACCGCCTGTATTAGGTATATCTGATTTAATTACTGCAGAGGTTCCAAGTGGTAGTGTTACTGATGATCCTTTTTGAGGCCAAGGTAAACACGATGTGAAATAATCTGGTCGTTTCATGCGTTTTACTACAGCGTAATTAGACCAAGTATCTGTACCTCCATCGTCTTTAACGACTGTAAGGTTATTAATTAAGTTCTCATCTTTGAACCAGGTATTATAGATTAAATTATAAGAGCGAAATGGTAGAGTACTAACTCTTGCTTTAGAGGTTGTAGTAGCTATGTTTGTAGGAATTCCGAAATAATCCTGAATTGAGTTTGTTGCAAAATTATCTAGTGTAAGAGAAGGGATGACATATGAAATGGAGTCACCGGGATTATCTTGTGCTCCCATGAATTTTTCCCAATTGTTCCATACTAATCGATTAGGTACAAAGAAGAAAAATACGTCTGAAAAGACGTTATCCATATAGGGTACTAATTGAGTTGCCATCCTTGCGAATGATGTAAGTGATAATTTATGTGTATCTCCGGGTAATACTTCATCACAAAATATTGGATAAAGATAATTACCATTAATTGTAGTTTTTCTACCGTGTGAACGGTCAAAAGTTGATCTTTCAATTTTAGTTTGTGGAGATTTTGAAAAGTGTTCCTGAGGTGTCATTACTGATTGCATGTATTGATGGGCCATTGTTTTTCCTTTTTATGTAGGCCATCCGTGGCCTAATTATTAATGATATACTTCGTTATGTGTTGGTCCCCAACATCCTAAAGAATTTTTTTTAGGGTATGCTGTAGGAAATAAAAAATATTTTAAAGCTCTTAATATATAAACTTCAGTTGGTGACATTAGTAAAGTCCGTTGCTGAAGATATTTGTATATTATCACAGTTTATTATTTTTCCAAGTTCAGGAATGTATGTTCCGATTTTATATAATGTATAATCGTTAGCGAATTGACGAAATTGATGATTTTCCTGCTTACAAGCAGCACTAAATGATCTAATTGCTTCTTCAATAGTTTTAGCACACATAATTTGGCCGAATTCCTTTACTTTTGAATCATATACGGCGGTCATAACTAGTTCTTGTGGTTTTAAATCTTGTGTATTCATTTTTTCTTCCTTTAATAATTTTTTTAATAGTACTTTTTGTGAGTACCTAGTTAATTTTTTCATATTATTTTCTGTATAAATGTTTGAATTTATTTTTATCTATTATTTTTTGTGCATCAAGACGCTCCTTTCTTTCGTTTTCTCGGATTCTTGTAAAATCCGGTTCCTGCGTAAGTGGTGTTTTATTATTTTTCTTAAGTTCGTTATTAACTCTATTGATGTAGTATCTTCGGAAAGACTCTTTGCAATCGTTAATTTGAGAAGCTCTAATTCTAGATTCTGTGATGAATTTATCACAGTAGGTTGCCCCCAGACCTGGGCGACGACTTCGGCATATAATTTTTGATTTAAGCGGTTTCGGGTTTTTGCAATGTGAGCAGGGTTCGCCATAATATTCTTTCTTATTTTTTTTATATAAATATCTTGCAACATAGCTACAAGATTGTTCCGTTACTGTTCCGAATTCAGTTATTCCTTTGTTCCAAAGTTTTGTCAATGTTTTTGAAGAATATATTTTATATTTATTTCCTGTATGAGTTGAATCGGTTTCTCGCTCTATTTTTTTATCAGGGAATTCATATCCAAGTATAAGGATATGATAGTGAGCTCGTTTTTTAGTTTCGCCGTATTCGGCGACTCCGAGGGTTCGGATATAAGGAGATATTTTTCTAAGTCGTTTTATAAAGTCTTGGACATCTTTTTCGAAAAAATGACCACAGATGGGCATATCACCGAAATTGTCAGTATAGGTCAATGTTAAGAACATACCTATTGACTTTTGAGATTTGTATTCATGATAAGCGCGTTTGGCTGTTTCGCCTGCGCGGTTAAGGGTGCATGCTTCGCATTTTGAGCATGGTATTTTAAGGGGTTGAGTAAGATCGACATTTTGATGTTTTGAGAAGAGTGTATTGTATTGTTGTTTAAGTTGAGGTTTATTTGAATTAGGGTTTATTATGTAAGTGTTCCATGATAGACGTGTGAATTGAATTTTGGTATTGTCGAATCTACGGAATGCCAAGCGAGGGTTATAGCATTGCACTGTTATTATCCTTTTTGGTTAAGTGTTTGAATATAATGGGGGGCCTTTTGAGCCCCCCATTTTTATTACAGGCGGATGCCGCCGCGTTGAATAGCGGACGCGCCTTGTAAGTTTTGTTTTTTCGGTGTTGAGGTCTTTTTAAAGTACCTTTGTGACTTTTTATTACTCATTGGTTTACGTTTCATTTTATCTCCTTTTTATTGTTTTTGAGTGACGAGTGTCACTCAGCATCTTTATAACAAGGTAATTAAGATGCTGGTTGCTCCGCAACCTTTTTATTTTTGTCGACTTTGTCGCTGTCCACCGACGGTACAGGCTCCACAAGTGGAGCCTGTGGCTTTTGGAAGACTCCAAGAGCTTCGAGCCGTGATTTTTCATGAGGGTCTGAAATCGCCTTTATAAGCGATTCAGCAGTGGTGTATTGATCCCTGATTTCTAATGGTAGATTAATATAGGCAGCTTTTGCAGTTAGTATTTTGTCTTGCATTGTTTCAAAATCTAAAGGTAATGAAAAGTCTCCAAATGTTGGAGCTATTTCATTTAAGGGCATATAGCCCGTTTTAATGTATCTATCCATTATATTATTAATTTCAAGTTCTTCTTCAAACTCTGGACGAACCATAGACGGTTCAGTGTTGA